ATACATCATCCCAGTGTTTATCTAACCCATAAGTTTTAAGTATTTTGACAAACTCTGGATCAAGTTGTGCTAATTTCTGACCGTTGCTTCTAGCAAATGTTTGCATAATAAGTGTTGCGTTAGCTGCTCGACCACCATCAGTAAATCCTGTAAGTCCCGACGATCTAAGCACAACGTCAGAGACTGTCTGTGATAATGGTGATCCCCCAAGGTCATCTGTAAACTTAGCTTTTTTTTGAGCAAAGTTAATAAAACTATCTATAACAATGCCATTATCAACAAGCCATTGCTGACGTTCGGCACGTTTCATTGGGGCTAAAATGTCTAATGTGAAAGCTAAATGTTTTTTAAGAGGCGACCATTTATTTGCACCTAACCTCATAGCCGTATCCATTTGTGTTCCAAAGTCGCCCATAGCCGACAATACAGCAGAACCAAGATAAGCTGCGGTTGCATAATTACGAACAGTTGAACCCCCTTCAGCTAACCATTCATACTGAGGAATAAGTTGTCGTCGTTTAAATACATCATAGTGATTTCTAACATTTTCAGCCATTGACGTAACTTTTGATTCTTTGTACCCACCATGACTACGCATGCCTTTAATTGCTTTTTCTTGCAATAAGCGTAATGTTTGTTCTGGTTTAGGCCCTAATACTTTAAGTTCAGCAATATCATGCGACATTTGGTCTAAATAGTTAAACATATTAATAGCAATGTCGCCTTCGCCAAATCTTTTATGGTATGCAAGTAAATCTTCAGCAGTCCTAAATTGTAATACCCGATGGTTAGACATGGTTTTTAACCAGCCTTTGCTTTGTGTTTGTGATCCATTAACAATGTTTTCAAATATATCTTTTAGTAAAACTTCTAACTCTAAATCGGTAATAGGTTGTCCAGTTTTATAGCTGGTAATACGTTCAGTATCTAATTTAGGTAAAATAAAATCACGCCATGTTCTAAACTTTTCGTCAAAACTTCCTGGTAATGCTCTTATTCGTCCTTGTGAATGACTTTGCGGGAAAAACCAACTTTCATTTTTAGGGATATGAGCGCCATATTTATTTTTTAATAAACGCGCCATTTCCGCTGTCTCATTCCACATTTTACCTAGCATTTTAGCTTGTGGATTACCAGTATCAATACCAGCTGACTCTCTTATTACATCCTCAATAGGCACTTTATTTTTTCCAAAGCCTTGAAACCCAGAACCAGTTTTGCCAGTAACACCACGCTTGCGATACTGCATAACAAATTCGCTCATATTAGCTAAAAGCATTCCTTTAATTGCGTCTTGTTCGTTTTCTAAATTTAGAAATCTACGGTGGCCTTGATAATCTGGCGCAATAAAAGATAGTACAGCGGCTTCGTACCGATTGTTGCCACGAACAAATTCCTCCATATCTAACAATCTTTCTGCAAATACTTTAGCTGCGCGAAGGTTGTCTAACTTTCTCATTTTTTGCTGGACAGTTAAGGCTTTTTCAGTAGCTTCAATAGCTTCGTCAGATGCGCCACCAAAACGCAACATATACTGCTGATAAAGTTCTTCGCCGTGTTTTTTCTCAGCATCAGAAAATCGACTATTGTTTTGAATACATGAAAAGTCTTTAGCCATTAACAGTCCTTAAATTCTTTTATAGCAGCATCCGAAAAATCCATTTCTTCAGTCATTTCATCAATAGATTTTTTCTGTACAATTGTGCCGTCTATATTTTCTACTTCCATTATTTGTTCTTTTTTAATGTCTTTGTAGCCACTTTTGTCAAGATCATCATAAATGTCTTTAACTTCTTTATTAAGCGCCTCAATATCTTCATCTAATTTATTGCCAAAAATATCATCGTTATATTTATCTAGCTGTTCTTTGTTGAGCTGCTGTCCTGGTTTTGTAGCTGAATTAGTCTGCGCCTCATTGTCATTAAAGACTCTAGCTTGGCTAACTGGTATCCCCCTAAGATCGCCTGATGTAATTCGTCTTCTGACAGCTTGCTCAAATTGTTTTGTGGCTGTGGCAAGATCGATTTCTCCACGGCCAAACCGCTCGGTGACGGCTGTAAGTTCGTCTGCGATTGGGCCAGCGTTGTTTGCGTTGTGTTTGATTGTTTCGATAATTTGGCCATATAAATCCTTTTTCTCTGCGTTATTAAGTTTGTTAAGTTTGTTTCCATACTGCTCAATAATGTTTGATTTTTCAACAAGTGTATTGAGTAATTTTTTATTACTTTGCATACCGCCTAAAGTGCTTGATAAAATTTTAGCACGTTCTTTAAATAAGCTAGCAGCAATCATGTCGTCGCTAAATAAACCAGCTTGATCAGCTTTTTGAAAACCAGCCATTTTTACGTTTGCAACAATAGATTCAGCTTCCATTAGATTAGCGGGTTTAGCTTTAGCTAATACATCTAATACAGCTAATTGCTCTGCTTTGTCAGTAAAATATTGGCCAATAAAACTTGCATAGCGTCCTGGAACAACACCAGCATCAACCGCCCTTAATACATCATCATGTAAGGCAGCCATACCACGACCATATTTAAGAAGTCTTGAATTGGGAGGTAACATTTTTTCTAAAAATGCTGGGGCAACTTTATACAATCTGGCTGCATCTACAATAGAACCTGATCCTTCGGCTAAATTTTTTGCACCCGCTTGAACTCTTACAAACTCTGGCGTAAATCCGTCACTTTCTTTAAATACAATAGCCGACAGTCTTGGCTTAGGCCCTTTGTAATTTTTATCTGCTAATAGACGTTTAGCTAGACCTAATCGTTGATGCCCATCAGCAATAATTCGTGTGCCGTCAGCTTTTTCAAAAACAACCACATTTCCAGAAAAAGTATTGTCCCATCTTTCTACCCCCATAAGAGTATCTAACAATCCTTTTTCATCAGCACCCGCTTTAAACTGAAATAACTTTGCATCAAAATCTATGTCCTCTGGATTAAGAATAGTAAAAGCAAGGTTATTTTTATCATGATGCAGCTCGTCAATAATCTTCATTTGATCAGCAAACTCAAGCTCTGAAAAATCTTCATTAATAATTGATTGTTTAGCCTCCATCATATGTTGCTGAAACTTAACATCATTAGGATCGTCTGCTAATGGGTTTTGATCCAATGTTTGTTTGTTTATAGTGTCTGCTGTATCCGCAGCATCTAAAATTTCTTCTACTCGAGTTGATTGTGTTCCTTGTTTTTGTTGTTGGCGTTTATCCAAATAATTAACAATCTTGATTTTTGTGTCTTTAACAATTTTAGGGGACGCTAATAATGTTTCTATTGCTCCACCTAATAATAATGAGCCACCACCCGCAGCAAATACGTTTGTCCAAAATTGTTCATCGGTATATTCCAAACCTACTTCTTTGTAAAGTTTTTCAATGTCTGACTGAATAACAACTTCTGAGCCTAATGCTAATACTAGCTCTGATCCTAGACGCTGAATAACAGTTTGTGCAAGTCCAGGGCCTAATGCAAAAGGAGTAAGTACAGCAGCCATATTAATTGGATCAACAGCGGCAGCGGTAAATCCAGCAGCTACATCCGTGCCAATATCTCCCCAGCCAAACGCCCTTTCGTCATTAAATAAATAAGCATTACGTATATTTTGTGCTTCTTCTACAAGCAAACTTTGTAGTCTCATAGGAGTAAGGTGATGAATTTTAGAGTCTGAATCATACAAGTCTTTTGTTTCTTGTATGTAAGTAACAATTTCGTCAAAAGCAGAATCAAATCGTTCCTCTTGACTTCTAGGATCAACATCAACGGGGGTGTCAAAAGCAAGAGAAGGGTAAATATCAGCCTCGCCGCCTAAAGGCAAATCTCGTCCTCCCCTCCATACATGGCCTGGATTGACAAATTTACGCCCTGTTTTAGATTGAATCTCATCAAGGTACGGTTGTAATACCCGCGCAGTTAAATTAGCTTTAGAATCTGAAGCATTAAGATAGTATGAAAAATCAAATGATGTATCAAACGCTTCAGCAGCCTCTCCAGCTGGCATCATTTTATCTGGTGCAACTCGCCCTTCGTATTGTGGAAAAAACTTACCCATTACTGCATTAACCTAATCATTTCGGTCATTGCATCTATTTCTTGTGACTCTGGTACGTCTTGTCTTACTGAGTCATAACTAACATGATCCATTTCTGGGTTTTTGTAAAGTATGTATTGATATAAACCAGCCATATCTAAATAAAGTGGATCGCCGTTTTGATTAGTTAAAACAAGTTGATCGTTTTCTTGAAACACTCTAGTTCTTGAACCAGTAAGTTTTACAGTATTACGGTCATAAAATTCTACTTGCGCATTTCTAAATTGTGAAAGTGTGTAAGGTAAATTTCCTGGCCCAATATTTTCAACAGGATCACCGTTACTATCAACAAGGTGCATTGCTAATTCTTCCAAATTAACAAAATTCATTAGCCCGTCTGTAAAATCTTTTCGTTTTATTGATGACGGGATAACCATTTTTTTGCCTTGATATTCAACAATGCCGCCATACTCACCATTTGTGCCAACAGCAATCTCAACAGCTTTTTCATAAAGTTCGTCGTCAAATGTTCCCGCATTTTGCACATTAAGCGCTTTATAAATTTTTAATGCATTGGTTTCTACAATAGCTTTATTTGGGCCATCAAATGCTTCGCCAAGAGCGTCATTAACGCCTCGAATCTCGTTTGCGGGTAACTCATAGTTAATTTTACCAAACAAGCCTTGATCAATAAGATCGCCTTTTGCCAGCAATTTAACATCTTCTATGTTAGGTGTAGGTGATTCCATTGCGTCTAATACTAAATTACCAATATGCGCGTAAGGTGATTTAGGATCAAACTCTTTAAACAACAAATAAGACGAGCCTTTAAAAGCGTCTACCATTGTAGTAGCCAATCCAATCTGTTTATTTATTTTACTATCTAATGATCCTTCGCCAGCAGATATAGCTGCAAATTGAGATTTGTAATAAGTAACTTCATCTTTGCTAAATAAAGTTAAATTAGGAAGTTGATTCTCAGTGCGTATTTTTTGTATTACAGCTTGTCGGTCAGCAAAATCTACTTTAAGCTGTCTAATGTAATCTGGATCATTAAGCCTATTAGAATCAATCATAATAGATTTTACTTGGCCTTTAAGTGCGGGGTGTTTTGCTGCATAAGCAACTGGATCATCAACAATCTTTTTATCTAAATTTTGCAATTGTGTCCGAAAATGATTAATAAGTTCATTTTTAATTTCTGTGTTTTCAGCGCCTTCATATGTTTTATTAATTTCATCTTCAATGGCTTTTCTACTTGCAAATGTAGTGCTTTGTAATTGTGTGTTTATGTCATTTTTTTTAACAGCTAGATCATATTTGAATTGTTGTGTTTGTGTTTTAGGCATTTTGTCTAAATCACTTAAATCTAAAACGTCACCTCGATTTACCCCTTCGGTCGCCAGTGATATGCGATTTGTAGTAACACCATCTGACGTTGATTTAGACAGTTCTAAATTGCTCATTGCTGTGCTAACAGCAGTGTCTAATTTATTTCTATCGTCAGCAGTTAAACTGTTATAGTAGTTTGTGTAAATACCAAAGTTATTGCCTGATTGCATGTCTTGCATTAAAGAATCTTTAGTCGTACCGTCTTGAAAATTTTCTAAAGCTATTTTGTCGCCAAGTTTAGCAAACAAAACTTTATCCATTTTTTCATTGAATTTATTTAAGTTTTCTGTCACCTTGCCAGTTAGCTTAAATGTATCCATTGCTTCTTTTAAAATCGATTGCCTGTGTAGGGAGATTATGCCTGGATCATTTTCTGCATCTAAAAAAGTTTCCCAGCCACGGGCAGATTGATCAATAATGCCATTAACAGTTAGTTGCATTTGAAGTTCGGCTTGATCACCTAGCTCCTTCATAGCGAGTTTGTAATAATATTTAGAGTGCGTGCGTGCAGTTGAGATGTAATTCATGCCTTGCTCTACATCAATAGCAGACACAGCCTTGCCATAACCACGAACAGAAGATTCTAGTTCTTTTTTAATTTGAACTGGATCAGTTAATTCCCCACGTTTTACACGCGCTAATACGCTTTCTTGTAACGCTTGTGTTTGAGAACCAAGCTCCATACGAGCTTGATGGCCATGTAGTTTTTTAATAGTGTCATTATAAGATACACCACCACGTTTAAATTGTTCAATGGGATCAGTGCCGCTACGCAAAGCGTTTTCATAATCTTTAACAGATAATGGCTGGTCTAAAAAATCTTGTGTGGCTTTTTCAACTGCATACTTATTGGCCTCTTCACCAGCCCATGCAGTTGCTTGGTCAAATAATTTTTGTAGAGCTTGGCTTTGACGCAAATTGCCCTCAAGATTTTGTGTGCCAACAGCTGGGCCAATATCGGTTTTAATAACTTGACGTTCATAGGTAGGTAATCTAGCCATTAGTAGCCTCCCCATCCATTACTGTCAAATCTTGGGCCTACCTCTAAATCTGTATTAGTTAAGCCATACATATTAGTTTCAAACATAGATGTTGGGCCTTCGTAATTATCAAGTAATTGACGTTGTGTTGGATACCCTTCGTAATACCCTGGTACTAAACTATCAGAACTATTCGTGCTAGTTGGCGTAGAAGTTTGTCCAACAATAAAAGCAGCCTTACCTATTGAGCCTACAAAACCCATAAAACCAGCTTTTTCATAAGACTTAGCTTCGTCAGTTAATAACGCGTTCATTACGTCGCCATAACTTCTGTAACGCTCTGCTTGTTGTTTAAGCATGTATAAATCTTTACCAAGTTGTGATTCATTGTATTGTGCTAATAATGCAGCTGAACCGCTAAATGGATCAGTATTCCCAGCAGCTGCTCTTGCCACAAGTGATGCAGCAATACGTTGTTGGTTACGTGCAAGTTGAACGCCATCTTGTTCTTTATTTAATGCTTTAACATCAGCTTCTAATTCAACTTGTTTAGCTCTAATTTTACTTGCAGCAGACTGGTTTAATCCTTGCTGCCACGATTGTAAGCCGCTCATAATTGAGCTGGCAGCGGATATGTAGCTAAAATAAGGTTGAACTGCTGCGTATGCGGTTTTTGCTGCTGCTACAATTTCCATTTATTTCTCCTGTGTGACTGAAACTCTGTAATCCAGCCCTAATAATGTCAGCTTTAAAGGTGCAGTTTGTGTAACTGTAATTTTACCTTCGTTGCTATATCCTAAAATACCATACAATTTTTTAGTGCCAGTAAATTCTGGAACTGGCGATCCCAATGCTCCAGCCCCTAATGATCGTATTGGCACTAAATTGTTATTAATTTTAATATTCTGTGTCTTATATAGCAAGGCATTTACCTGAGCAATACGTTTTCTGAAGCCAAGTCGCGTTCCAGATGCAACAGCTAAATCAACTGGCATCGTGACAATTTGAACATCAATAGGCAATCCTACCTCGCAAGATGTTGTAGGTGTATTAACAAAAGTAACAGTATTGTCTGCTGTTTGATTTAATTCAACATAACCGTCAGAAATAACATTAACAGTCGCACCATCAATATGTGACATATCTAAACTAGCTACTGCGCCGCCTTGTTTTGCACAATCTGTAAAAGTATTGTCATCAAACACTTCTAAATAATATTTATCTACACCATTATCATCTCGTTTAGTTGCAACATAAATATCTGTAATATCTACACCAACATCAATAAAATCACCTGTCGTTGTAAATTGACTAGCTGCTATAACGTCTTGCGCTTTAAGCAAAGAAAAAACAGCCATTGTGCCGTCATCTTCGTTAATAATAAATAACAAGTCATTTTCGTCAGTTGCAACAGCTTTGCGTAAATCAATTGATTTTGGATTTTTTAGTAAATGCCCAGCAAGCAATGAAATTTTAGTTGTCATATATGTCAGTTGAACATCAGAATAAGCAATCTCATTAATAGTTTTGCCTTGTCTTTGCACAAACAACATACCTGATTCTAATTTTTTAACACGTATGCCTTCGCGTGATCCGTTAGCTGATGAGCTGTTAAAGAAAAAATCTGCTGGCGTAATAGGATTTAAACCTTCTTGCGGAACATAGAACTCACCCCCTGTTGTAAAGAGTTGTAAATCACGTCCAGATTGAATGTCTGTAATAGCATTAAAAGTATTAGTATCTAATGTAGCTTCAACCGCGTCATCATCTAACCCTTCATCACCTTCAAAATCAAAAAATAACCCTACTTTAGAACCCCATACTGTTGATGGCCTAGCCTTAGAGCCTCCAAAAAATAAACGACCTTGGTGAAATGTAGTTGTTCTTGGCCATCCGCGCGAAACAGACCATACATTTTCGTAGCCAGTTTCTAGTTCCCAACTACCGTTTGCAATAGCTGTTGTATTAAAAAATGGATATTCTGTAACAGCCTCAACAACTGTTGTACTATTAAATTTAATAATCTTTGCACGGCCTTGTGGCGATACATTAATATACTGACCAACATGGCCACTATTAAATACACCAGATGATGCAGTTAAAGTAACATTTCCTGTCACTGCGCTGGGCGTTAATGTTCCAGCTGGATTGCTATATGCTGGTGTAAAAGCATATTTTGGAATTGAGTCAAACGTAAGAGGGGATATTGTCCAGTCAGCATCGGTTACGCCGCGGACAATTTCAACAGGAGCAAATTCTTTATGAGTTAAAATAAGTGTATCTGCGGATTGTGTCCAGCACATTTCTTTAATATTAGCGCCTGTTAAATTATTTCCTGAAGTATCTAAATAATTATTTCCAGAGGCGTTAATGTTTGTAATTAATGTTCTGTTTTTAATAACATACATGCGATTTGTTGTAAAAATAAGCATGTAACTATCATCAACAGAAAATTCAAAATGAACAAAACGAATACCGTTTTCTGGCGTGCCGCCTAATTCAAACAAAAATTGTGTGCCAGGCCGTCTTTTAACACCACCTTGTGGTTGAATAATAACATTTTTGGCTGTTTCTAATGCGTTATTGTAAGATTTTAAATCAACGCGAGCGCGAATAAGAGGATCAAGTTCACCCGTTGTAAAGTTTGATTGTATATTTACAAATCGGGCCATTAATACCTCACATCAATAAGAGGAAATTCCTGTATAGCATTTATAGGTTTACCTTGTCCGTCAATAGACATGGCTGTTCTCATATAACCGCCACGACCATTTTCTGACGGCATACCTTGTGTTACTTGTCGCCAATAATCTGATTTTTCTAATTGTTCAGTAATAGGTAAGGCCAAATGCCATACCATTTGATATTTTAAAAGTTGCACAAAATAATGTGGCATTTCGTTTTCTGTAACAGCGTACTGGTAATCTACATAAATTTTTTCATAATTCGTTAATATCTTTCTGCCTTGAATTGTGTATGCACGTCTAGGAACTGCATAAGTTGTTTCAGTATCATAAACCGCCCTAGGTAAGCCAATCATGTCTGATGGCATTTGATACTCATATTTGTATTCGTTAGTAGGCGTTGTAATTAGCCTTGCGCATTGCGTTTTTTTAAATGAAAAAGACCAGGGATAACTGGCCAATGTTTTAATTTTAATGTCTGGATAAAGTCGATCACAAATATTTGCTTCGTCTGTGCCTTCTGTAAAAGATGAAATTGGACTTGCGCCTAACATAAGTAGCGCATCAGAACATACTTTAATATCGGTATCACCCGTTGCCATTTATAATCTCCAAATGTGCAAATAGACGGGAGCATACACCCCCGTCATCTGCATTTTTACTACTTAGTCTGCGTCAGCTACTGATAGTGCTGTACCATCAGAAACGTCAACAACGCCACTTGCATTAGAAAGTACAGTAACTAATGTTGATGTAGGAACAGAAGCATCCCATACATGAATTAAGTCACCTACTTTTAATACAGTAGAAGCGCCATTGAAATACCCTTCAGTATTAATGTCAGCAATAACATCAGTACCAGGTGCTGTATAACTCCACATCTGAGGAGCATTACCAGCCTTAGACTGACCACCGATAGGTTGTAGGTTGTCTTTAGTATAAGCCATTTAATATCTCCTTATCTTAAGATTCACGACATGTGAGTTTAACGATACCCTCGTCATCAATAGCAACTGCGTTTGCAGAGAGGATTGTGTTCACTAAGTGTGAAGTTTTCTCTGCAACATAGTTGATCTCTGTACGAGGAGCTAGGCCTTCAGCATAACCAACAGCTTGTTTGTGGAAAGCAAAAAGAGTTCTGTCAAGAGAACCGTCAATTGCTAAACCACCTTC